ATGTCTAACGTACAGTTCAGCTCGATACCCTTAGCTGACATTTTTCTCGACAATGAGAATCCGAGGCACGATCCAATTGATGCCGAGCCGGACATCATTGCGAAGCTTGTTGCAGACGAAAAGGTTTTAAGCCTTGCCAGCAGCATTGCTACACATGGCACAAGCCCACTGGAACGACTGGCTGTTGTAAGCCACACCACCCAGAAAAATAAGTTTATTGTTGTGGAAGGGAACAGGCGCCTGTGTGCCCTCAAACTTTTGATGGATCCACATCGTGCGCCCAGCGCGCAGACGCGGCGGGCTCTTGAAGGATATAAGGCAAGCGGAATACCTGTAGCTGTAAAAATTGAAGTCGCTATATTTCCAAGCAGAGCCGCGGCTAGGTATTGGCTATCCCTGCGACATGAGGGCGAGCTGGGTGGAGTTGGCACCCGACCCTGGAAGCCAAACGAGAAGGCGAGATTCAATGCGCAAGGCTCACCGACTAGCAATCCAAACACCCAAGCCCTAGCTCTTCTTGATTACGCTGAGCAATCTGGAATTATTAGCAGTCAGCAAAAGAAAGAAATCCCATTGACGACAGTAACACGCTATCTATCAAACCCTGTCGTCCGTTCAACGTTCGGTCTAACCAACAGTCGCGATCTCACAATCGATGTTGAGCAAACTGCATTTGATGGAGTAGTCGGGAAATTCCTGGAGGACGCGGCATCGGGAGATGCGAATTCGCGCACCAACAGCGCGGAGCGTAAGAAGTACGCACAGGAGCTTCAAAAGGCCGGGATCGCTCCTAAGGAGCGCATTTCCGCGCCAGTACTCGCGATACCGACCTCCACGGAAAATAAGGTAAAAGAACGCAGAACTACGAGGCATCCTGGAAAAAGGCCCTACATTATCCCCTCGGAGTTCAAACTTAAAATAAAAGACAATATCCTTCGCCGAGTCTACGAAGAACTTCGGAAGCTTGATCCCGACACTTACCCTTTCGCGGGCGGATACCTTCTTCGAGCATTTGTAGAGAAAGTTGCATTTGAATTCGCCAAGCAGCGCGGCAAGGGGACGAACGGCCAGAAGCTACATCAGGTCATTCAAACGTGCTGCGATGAGCTCCGCGCTGATGGTGCGACCAATCGGCAGCTGAAGCCTCTCTCCGTTATGTCTACCAATGTCCACAGTTCGACGTCACCAGACACACTGGGCGCCTCTGTCCACTTGACCCTTATCCCTACTGGCGACAGCCTCAGAGCTCAGTGGGAAGAGCTTGAAGGAGGCTTGCAACTGATGTTGGACAGGATGAAATAATCGGTGGCCAAGTGCCACCTCTCGCTCTACAATTACTTATCCACGCCCTAGGTTTGACCCAGTGCCCGTTACCGACTCCCCCCTTCGCTACCCAGGCGGAAAGACTCAGCTTTCCGGTTTTGTAACCGATCTGATGCGAGCAAACGATCTTTTTTACGGAACCTACGTTGAGCCGTTCGCTGGTGGAGCTGGCATTGCTTGGAAGCTTTTGCTTGAAAACTACATGTCTGAGATCATTATCAATGACATTGACCCATCTGTTTACGCGTTTTGGTCATCGGTCTTGCGCCACACCGATGATCTATGTGAATTGATAGAAAAAACAGACATCACCATTGAAGAATGGCAAAAACAGCGATTGATACAAAGCAAATCTAAACCCAAGGTCGTCGATCTTGGATTTTCCACCTTCTTCCTCAATCGCACGAACCGCTCAGGAATTATCAAAGCGGGAGTAATCGGTGGAATTAATCAAAATGGAAATTACTTATTAGACTGCCGATTCAACAAGGCGGACTTGATTAAAAAAATCAGACGCATAGCTTTATATAAAGATCAAGTTAAGCTGCACAGGGAAGATGCAAAGACTTTTCTTGAGAAGATAAGTAAGGTCGCAGGAAAAAGAAGCCTTATAAACATCGACCCCCCCTACTATAAAAGGGGCCCGGAACTATACTGCAGCTTCTACAAGCACGAAGATCATGTCCAGCTGGCCGGAGCAATAAAAAAAATTAAAAGCCCATGGATGCTGACTTATGACAATTCACCTGAAATCGCAAGCCTTTACAATGGCCTGCCGATCTACAGGAAAGAGCTAAATTATTCCGCACAGACAAAACGTATCGGGGTGGAATTGTTGGTCCTAGACCGACGTCTATCACCTCCAGCCTCTCTAAGTCATGGCGTGCGCACGGCTTGACACGCCGCAGGCAAACGTCGATGACCGCATGACCATGAGAAAGCCGCCCGGTGGGCGGCTTGTGTGATCCAATCAGAGAATCAGTCGTGATTGAGCCGCTGACGCGCCACAGAGGTGTACTGATCTGTCATCTCGATGCCTACCCACTCAAAACCCTCTAACTGAGCGGCGACCAACGTGGTGCCAGATCCAGCAAACGGATCGAGGACTCGCCCGCCAACTTCGCAAATCCGCACTAGCTGGCGCATCAGATCAGTCGGCTTCCCAGTCAGATGATGCTTATCAGCTTTGAGCACTGGAGTTCTTAAGACACCCGGTAGCACTGGGGCCTGTCGATCCAGCGGCATGCTGCCCTTGCTGCCCCACACGATGTATTCGGCCTGGTTCCGGAAGCGCCCCAACTGCGGACGCACGCCTTCGGTCTTGTCCCAGACGGTGATGCCGCGCCATGTGAAGCCGGCGATCTGCAGCGCGTCAGTGGTCAGCGGCAGCTGACGCCAGTCGGTGAACAGCAGCACCGGGGCGCCATCCTTGAGCACGCGCGCGCACTCGGATAGCCACAGGTGCATCCATTTCAGGTGTGAGCGCTGGTCGCGTTCGTCGCCAACAAAGTCGGCATGCAGTTGGACGCCGCCGCCCTGGACGTACTTTTGCGATGGCGGCTTGGCACGAGCAGCGGCGGTCAAGCCGCCACTTGCATACGGCGGGTCAGTGATCAGCGCGTCGAACGAATTGGCTTCGAGCGTGGGCAGGATGGTCAGGGCATCGCCCTGCAGGAGCTGGTTTTTCATGATGAGAGCCTTCTTGGATTCGCTCGCGGCGATCGGAGGTGAGGCTCTCGGCCTTCAGGTGATTGAGCGTGCCGCAACGCGGGCACTTGATCTGGATTTCATTGAAGGCGCCGGCCTTGCACAGCAGGCGGGCGCACTCGCCACAACGGAGGTTCTTGAGCATTGCGTGGTCTGCGGTGGGAAAGGATTACGCGGCCACTGGCGGCGCGTAGGGGGTGAAGGCGATGACCTCATCGCCCACCCAGTCGTTGATCTTCAGCATGCGCGCCTGCAGCGGCTCCAGTTCGTTGGCGGCCCACACAGCGGCTGCCTCGCGGATCGACCCAAAGCCGCCGGCGTTTTGCGGCACGATGCCCATGAGCTGCGGCGGGATCCGCAGCGCAGCCAGCATGTCGTCGCGGGTGATGCCCTTGATGCCGCTGAACTCGTCCTTGGCCGCGACCTCGCTGACCGGAATCAGCTTCAGCCCGTCCTTGTTGCCGCCCGGCGAGTACAGGAACAGGTTGCGGAAGTTGCCCGGCCCCTTGGCGCCCTTCATGGCGGTGCGCAGCGCGTCGACGTCTTCCTGACTCTGCTGCGGGTCGGTCAGGTACAGAATGAAGCCGGCATGCGAGCCGTTGTTGTAGTACTTGCGCCGGAACAGCGTGGCCGACTCGTTGAGCAAGGCGGATTGCATCGCCGGCATCCACTCGGCCAGGCCGTAGAGTTCTTGATCGACATCGGCTTCGCGCAGCTGGAACACGCTGCCCGGCTCGAACACGTGCTCGTCGTGCCAGGTGCGCACTTGGAAGTACTCACCCTCGGTGATGCCGCGCCGCATGTACTTGGACAGCGGCGCAGCCAGCGACAGCGCACCGCCCATGCGGTTGCGACGCCGCTCAAGGTAGCCATTGCCCAGCGTGATCCAGTCCAGCGACAGCTGCTCGAAGGCTTCGCGCGTCAGCAGCCGGTGGGGCTTGAAGGTGCGTGCGAGCATGTTGCGCTTGAAGATCAGCCCGGACTGCAGGAACGGATTGCTGCGCGTGGTCTTGGAGAGGCCATCCAGCGCCACCGGTGGCTCGTACCAGCGCCCGTTCTGCCAGCACTCCAGATAGTCCAGCACCCCGCGCCCATCGAGCACCGGCGTCGGATCGCCAAAGGTGAAGGCCTCGGCACGCGTGGGAGCTGCAGGCGCGGTGGCGGGCAACTGGTCAGTCGACATCAAGAGATCTCCATGAAGCCGGAGTTGCGCGCGGTGCGCCCTTCCAGCGGTTCGTTCTGCAGGGCGTGGAACAGTGCCCACGCTAGGTCCGCGTGGCCGGTCTCTTCCGAGCGGCCAGCGGTGAAGGTGGATTGCCGGCCGCTGGCCGTCATCGTCTTGCGGATGGCCATCAACGATTGCGCCACATCGGTCCAGCCGGCATCAAACTCCAGCCGCTCGTTGTGGATGACGTCGAAGGCCTTGAGCACCAGCCGCGTCTTGACCTCCGGGGAGTAGCTGAAAGTGACCAGATTTGGGAAGAACTGCTTCACCAGCTGCGCCACGCCACTGCCCATGCCGGTGGTGTCGATGCCGATGTAGGTCACCCAGTAGCGGCGCGTGATGCGCTCGATCTCGGCGGCCTGCTTGGCGAAGTCCATGCCCCGAAACTGGATCCGCTCCAGCAACCGGAACTTGCCGCCCGGCAGCTGCGGTGGCGCCACCACGACCAGGCCGGCGGTATCGCCGGTCTCGGCCGGGTCGTAGCCGATCCACACCGCGCGATCGCCATAAGGGCGCGCAGCGAAGGGTTTGTAGTCCTGCCCCCATTCGACCCAGCTGTCGACCATGCACGGCTGCAGCATCGCCAGCGGGAAGATGCTGGCGCCGTCGTCGACGAACTCGCACATCAACAGGTTGGCGAACGCGTCCGGGCTGTATTCCTCGCGCAGTTCCTCGATATCGAACAGGTCGCAGCCACGGCGCTGGGCGTCGAGGATGTTGACGATCTGTCGCCACGCGCGGTCCTGGCAGCGGCGACCGCCGGCCAGCGCGTCATGCGACACATCGATCTGGATCCGCTGCGCCGCCGGCTTGCCCTTGTTGCGGCGCTCGCCGGTCCAGAACGTGTAGGCCTCGTGGGCCATGCTCGATGGGGTGCTGAAGTAGGTCTTGCGCCACTTCTTGTGCATCGCCATGCCGCTGGCGACCTTGTTCAACTCGTTGAACCCGTAGGTCCAGAAGAACTCGTCGAAATAGAAATTGCCGTGGTAGCCCTGTGCAGTGCGCGCATTGGTGCCGAGGAAGAACAGCTCGGCGCCATTGGGGAATACGATGCTGTCGCCGCCGGAGAGCGTCTCGTCGATCGTCTCGCGCACGAACTGCTGCATGTAGCCGCGGAACAGGTGCGCCTGCGCCTTGGACGCACTGAGGAAGATCTGATTGCGCCCGGTGGTGAGCGCATCGATCAATGCCTCACGGGCGAAGTAGAACGTGGCGCCGATCTGGCGCGACTTGAGGATGATGCGGGTGCGCTCATTGCCGGCCCGGTACCAATCGCGCTGATAGTCGAAACAGCCATCAATGAAGGCCGTGGTCAGCTGTTCGACCTGCTCTTCGGTGAAGTCGTTACGCTTGGGCTTCTTCTTCGGCGCGGCGTTGCGATTCGCCACAGCCGGATTCAAGTCCGCTTCGTTGCCGCCGCCCTGGTAGCGCTGGATGCGCGCCTGGCGCTCCAGCTGCCGATGCAGCAGATCAACTTCTTTGAAGTCACCGCCGGACTTTTCCGGCTTCATGATCAGTACGACCAGGCGCGCTTCCAGTGCTCCACCGATGCGCTCAACGTTGTCTGCGCGATCCCACTCGTCACGCGACTTCCAGCTGTGTACAGTCTTCTCGTTCTCGCCGATGGCCTGCGCAATTTCGGTCACGCGCCAGCCCATCCAGTACAGGAACTTGGCCTGTCTGCGGGTGTCCATCGGGAGCTGGGTGGCAACGCTTTGCATGCCATCCACAGTGCGGCACACTTCTTAATCCCGACAGTTGAGCGACGCGTAATCACCTTGTTTACACGGTGATTTCGTTGCTGCGCTATGCGTCGCGTTTGACCATGGGTCATCGCAAACGCATCCAGCGCAGAGGACACCCATGTCGGGCAAGACCAAGAAGTTCCGTTCCAACTGGTTCCGCGTGGCCGTCGAAGGCGCCACCACCGATGGCCGCACGATCCAACGCAGCTGGATCGACGATATGGCCGCCACTTACAACCGCGAGACCTACAACGCCCGCATCTGGATCGAGCACATGCGCAGCCTGCTGCCTGACTCGCCCTTCCGTGCATATGGCGATGTCACCGCCGTCAAAGCCGAAGAGGTCGAGATCGACGGCAGCAAGCGTCTGGCACTGTTTGCCCAGATCGAGCCGACTGCCGACCTGATCACCATCAACAAGTCCAAGCAGAAGCTCTACACCAGCATCGAGGTGCAGGAGAAGTTCGCCAATACCGGCAAGGCGTATCTGGTTGGTCTGGCGGTGACCGACTCACCGGCCAGCCTGGGCACCTCGATGCTCAGCTTCGCCGGCCAGCACCCCGACGCCAACCCGCTGGCCGATCGCAAGCAATCGCCCGGCAACCTGTTCACCGTCGCCGAGGAAACCACGCTGGAATTCAGCGAAGTCAGCGAAGGGCCGGTCGCCAGTCTGCTCAGCCGGATCCGCACCGCGCTCAAGAGCGAGGACGCCACCAGCATCACCGCCGAGCAGTTCGCCGACCTCGGCCAGGGCGTCGAAGAGATCGCCGAGCACGTGCGCGGCCAGGACGAACGCTTCGACTGCCTGCAGGCCGAACACAACGAGCAGGCGACCAAGCACGCGCAGCTGGCGGACGACCTGGCGCAGCTGCGCGCCTCGCTCTCACAGCAGCCCGATCCGGCACAGCCCGCACGCCCGGTGGTCACCGGCGGCGGCGCGGCCGTGCTGACTGACTGCTGATCCCACACCACACACACACGCCGCTAGCGCCCCCTTCGGAGCCACCATGCAAAACGGCACCCGCCTGCAGTTCAACCAGTTCGCCGAGCAGATCGCCAAGCTCAATGGCATCACCTCCGCCTTCCATTCCTTCGCTGTCGATCCGACCGTGCAGCAGAAGCTGGAAACGCGCATGCAGGAATCGAGCGAGTTCCTGTCCAAGGTCAACATCATCCCGGTGGACGAACTGTCCGGCCAGAAGGTGGGCATCGGCGTCACCGGCAGCATTGCCAGCCGCACCGATACCGGTGCCGGCAAGACCCGCACCCCACGCAACGTGGCCGCGCTCGACAAGAACGAGTACCTCGCCAAGAAGACCGATTTCGACACCGCGATCCCTTATGCGCTGCTCGATACCTGGGCCAAGTTCCCAGACTTCCAGGCACGCCTGCGCGACGCCATCGTCAAGCGCCAGGCGCTGGACCGTCTGCAGATCGGCTTTAACGGCACGCATGCCGCTGCCGACACCGACCGTGCCGCATTCCCGCTGCTGGAAGACGTCAACATCGGCTGGCTGCAGCAGTACCGCACCAATGCCGCGCAGCGCGTGCTGGCGAGCGGCAAGACGGCCGGCAAGATGGTCATCGGCGCCGGCGATGGCGCGGACTACCGCAACCTCGACGCGCTGGTGTTCGATGTGGTGAGCAACTTGCTCGACCCGTGGCACCGCAAGGATCCGAGCCTGGTGGTGGTGCTCGGCCGCGACCTGATGCACGACAAGTATTTCCCGATGGTCAACAAGGACCAGCCGGCCAGCGAGAAGATCGCCACCGACCTGATCTTGAGCCAGCGCCGCGTCGGTGGCCTACAGGTGGCTGAGGTGCCGTACCTGCCGGACGGCGCGTTGATGGTCACCTCGCTGGCGAACCTGTCGATCTACTACCAGACCGGCGGCCGTCGTCGTTACATCCAGGAAGTGCCCGCACGTGATCGCATCGAGAACTACGAGTCCTCCAACGATGCCTACGTGGTCGAAGACTACGGCCTGGGCTGCGTGGTCGAGCACATCGAGATCGAGGCCTAAGCCATGGCCGACAGTCCCGCCAAGCGTCACCACAGCCGCGTGCTGGCCGAGTTGGAAGCAGCACAGCGTGCCCCGCACCAGCTCATGGCCGGTGCAACGGCCTATGAGCAGCACATGGCGCAGCTGCAGAGCGATCGCCTGCGGCTGAAGCAGATCCAGTCCACCCAGGGCAAGGCGGCGCTCAAAGTGCAGCTGCTGCCGGCCTACGTGCCATATCTGGCCGGCGTGCTGGCCGGCGGCCAGGGCGCGCAGGACGAGATCGTCATGACGTGCATGGTCTGGCGCATTGATGCCGGCGACTATGCCGGCGCGCTGGAGCTGGGCGCCTATGTGCTCAAGCACGGCCTGCAGATGCCCGACCGCTTCTCCCGCACCGTGGGCTGCGTACTGGCCGAGGAAGTCGCTGAGGCGGCGTTGTCGGCGCAGAAGACCGGCCAGCCGTTTGATGCGGCCGTCCTGGCCGACACCGCCACGCTGACCGCCGAGCAGGACATGCCCGACGAGGTGCGCGCCAAGCTGCACCTGGCGCTGGCTCGCGCATCGCTGGCTGGCATCACCGACGAGACGCCCGCCGACCAGGCGCAGCCGATCGCCGCTGCCGCTGTGGCCGACCTGCAGCGCGCCATCGCACTGCACGGCAGCTGCGGCGGCAAGAAGGATCTGGAGCGCGCCGAGCGCCTCTTGAAGAAGTTTAGCGCTGAGCCTGCGGGCACCAGCGCATAACCGAGCGTCCCCGCAACCCTCGCCGGCTCGGGGCCGATCCACAGCACGTCATCGCTGCGGTGACGCCCCGACCACCGGCGATCTCTTCCGAGCCATCCATGAGCGGATTCACTGCCACCGGCACCACCAGCGCCACGCCCGATGCGATCGCCAACGCGCCGTTCTGGCCAGCGATCGCACCGGCGAGTGTGCGGGCAAGCATGCGCCTGGATGGCACCGTCACCGATGCGCGTCTGCGCCACGCGATCGTGGCCGCCATGTTGGCCGTCAACGATGAGCTGCAGGCCTGGGCAGACACGCAGCAGACCGCCGGCTACGCATCGCTGGCCGATGTGCCCAGCACCACCGTCGATGGTGTCTCCCGCCGCCTGCAGCTTTACCTGCGTGCGGTGGCGTGTGCCACCGCCGTGGAAGTTGCAGAGCGTTACCGCAGCTTTGACGCGACCGACAGCGCGAACCAGCGCGCCGATGACCTGTCGCCGAGCATCACCGAGTTGCGCCGTGATCAGCGCTGGGCAGTGCGCGATCTGCAGGACAAGCCACGCAACACGGCGGAACTCATCTGATGCGCGTACACGCCATGCAAGGCGACACCGTCGACTTGCTGTGCTGGCGCCATCTGGGTAGCACGGCCGGCCTGGTCGAGCGCACCTATCTCCTCAATCCCGGCCTGGCCGAACTAGGCGCCGTGCTTCCGCACGGCACCCCGGTGGAGTTGCCCGAGGTAACCACCACCACGGCGGCGATGACGCCGCTTGTGCAGCTATGGGACTGACCTGATGACCGAACCCACCTCCGTATCGAGCGGCTTTTTGATCGCCACCGGTGTGGGTCTTGCCTCCGTGCTGCCTGGCATCGACGGCGACGCGCTGATCGGCGCCTTTGCCGGCGGCGCATTGTTCGTGGTGTCCGCCGCCAAGCAACCGCTGCTGGTACGGCTGATTTATTTCCCGGTGAGCGTGATAGCCGGCTACCAGCTGGCGCCAGAGATCCTGCTCTGGCTGCCAATCAAATCCAGTGGCGTGGCTGCCTTCGCCAGCGCGGCGTGCGCGATCACCGTCACGCTCGGCCTGATCGAAAAGAGCAAATCGTTCGACTTTTCCTTCCTACGTCGTGGAGGTCCGCCCAGTGCATAGCCTGGTCACCGTCCTGACGTTGATGGCCTCGCTTGCCATCTGCGTCCGCCTGCTTACCTACCGCCCAGTCGATGCGCGCCATCGACGCGGCGCGGGCTGGTGCGCGTGGTTGCTGATCGCCAGCACCGGCGGCCAGGCACTGCACATCCTGCTGGCCGGCGCCGGCTCGCAGGTCAGTCTCTGTCACCTGGGCACGCTGATCGTGCTGGCGGTGCTCACCTACCGCGCCCAGGGCAATGTGGCGCGCATCCTGAAGGTCGATTGATGTTCACCGATACCCAGCTCGCCTCGATCATGCAGTGCTCGCCGCAACGCGCACAGCGCTGGCATGGCCCACTGCTCGCCGCCGCCAACCGCTTCGGCATCACCACCAAGCGCCGCGCCGCGCACTGGCTCGGCCAGGTCGGCCACGAAAGTCTGAGCCTGTCGCGCATGGAGGAAGGGCTGACGTACACCACCAGCGCCCGGCTGCTGGAAGTGTTCGGCGCGCGCATCACGCCGGCGCAGGCGCCGCAATTCCTGCGCAATCCGGTCGGGCTGGCCAACTTCGTCTACGCCGACCGCCTGGGCAATGGCAACGCCGCCAGCGGCGATGGCTACCGCCACCGGGGCCGTGGCCCGATGCAACACACGTTCCGGGGCAACTACCGCCGCATCGGTGTGCTGATCGGCTTGCCAGTGGAAGAGCAGCCGGACCTGCTGCTGCAGATCGAACCCAGCGCCCTGGGTGCGGCAGCGTACTGGCACGACAACGGCCTCAACGTCCTGGCTGATGCGGGCGATGTGCTGGGCCTGGGCCGGAATGTCGACTCCCCGCAATTCAGTGCCAGCCAAAATTAGAGGTCTGCGGTTGATGTTGATCACGGAACTCGGCGGGCGTTAGCCCGCCCAGGCTGTCGTGCGGGATCTGCTGGTTATAGTCGGCCAGCCAGTGTTCGGTCTGTTGGCGGACCTCGCTGAGCGTGCGGAACAGATGCATGTCCAGCACGCCACGCCGGTAGCTGCCGTTGAAGCGTTCGATAAAACCGTTTTGCATTGGACGCCCCGGCTCGATGAAGTCCAAGGCGATGCCCTTGCGCTCGGCCCACTCGGCCAAGGCCAATGCGACAAACTCCGGGCCATTGTCCAAGCGAAGTTTGGCGGGGTAGCCGCGCCAGGCTGCGATGCGTTCCAAGGTGCGGATGACGCGGGCGGCCGGAAGATTCAAGTCCACTTCGATCGCCAAGGCTTCCCGGCTGAAGTCGTCGATGACATTGAACGTACGGAAGCGCCGACCATCCCACAGCGCATCGGACATAAAGTCGATTGACCATCCAGCATTGGGTCGCTCTCCGCATGCCAGCGGCTGTGGATGACGGGTCGGGACCCGGCGCCTGCTGCGGCGACGTTGATTGAGCTTCATCAGGCAGTACACGCGCCACACCCTTTTATGATTCCACACATGTCCGCGACGGCGGATGATCTGAAAAAGCTTTCCAAAACCACGCTCGGGAAAGCGCTCGGCCAATTCGGACAACAGCGCAATGACCTCCTCGTCGCGATCGGGACGACGCCGATAGCGCGCTGTCGAGCGCGCTACGCCAACGACCGCACAGGCCCGGCGCTCGCTCCAGCCATGCTGCTCGACGAGCCAGGCAAGAAGCGGGCGCTTGTGCGCCGGGTCTACAGCTTTTTTGCGATGACATCCTTCAGTGCATGGTTTTCCATCGCGAGCTCGGCATACATGCGTTTGAGCTTGCTGTGCTCGGTCTCCAGGTCGCGAAGGCGCTGCACATCAGCGGCCTCCATGCCACCGTACTTGGACTTCCAGACGTAGTACGTGGCGTCGGAAATACCCAGCTCACGGCACACATCCTTGACCTGGCGGCCGCCCTCCACCTGCTTCAGCGTGGCGACAATCTGGCTCTCGGTGAACTTGCTCTTGCGCATCGTTGGTCTCCTTGGTGGCTAGTGTGCCGGAGACCTCTAACTAGTCGCCCCTGAAAAACCCCAACCACCCAACGACCGCAAGGCCTTGATGTCTGCACCGGCGTGCTAAAACTACCAGTGTTCGCTACGCTGAAGGCTGGTTTCTTGCAATTTCCGCCCATGCGTACACGCCGTCCTGCTGCCGAAGACAGACCCGCCGACGAGTTGTTCCGTTCGCGTCTGGAGAATCAGATCGATCTGCAGCATCCGCTGGCGCAGCTGAGCCAACGGATGCCGTGGACGGCGTTGGAGCAAGCACTTTCATCGCGCTTGCCGGCCACCCCGGCCGGTGGCGGTCGGCCGGCATTGCCGGTGCGGCTGATCGCTGGTTTGCTCTACCTCAAGCACGCCTACGACCTGTCCGATGAAGCGGTGTGCGAGCGTTGGCTGGAAAATCCGTACTGGCAGTTTTTCACTGGCGAGGTCGTGTTCCAGACGCGCTTGCCGTGCGATGCCAGCTCGCTGACGCGTTGGCGGCAGCGGCTTGGCGAAGCGGGGATGGAAGAGTTGCTGGCGCACACCATCAACGCCGCGCATGCCATGCAGGCGGTGGACGCACGCGAGTTGTCGCGGGTGATCGTGGATACCACGGTGCAGGAAAAGGCGATCGCTTATCCGACCGACAGCCGTCTGCTGGAGGTGGCCCGCAAGAAGCTGGTGCTGCTGGCCAAGCGGCATGGCATCGCGCTGCGGCAGAGCTACGCGCGGCAGGGCCCGGCCCTGAGCCGCAAGGCTGGCCGTTATGCGCATGCACGCCAGTTCAAGCGCATGCAGCGCGTGCTGCGGCGTCAACGCACAGTCTTGGGGCGGGTGTTGCGCGATATCGAGCGCAAGCTGGACCAGGTGGACAGCAGCGTGGGCGAGCGCATTGCTGTCTGGCTGGAACGTGCGCAACGGCTGTACACGCAGCGCCCGAAAGACAAGCAAAAGCTCTACGCCCTGCATGCCCCGGAAGTGGAATGCATCGGCAAGGGCAAGGCGCGTCAAGCGTACGAATTTGGCGTCAAGGTCGGCATTGCGGTCACCGCCTGCAAGGGATTGGTCGTGGGCGCGCGCAGTTTTCCTGGCAATCCGTACGACGGCGACACCTTGGCCGAGCAGCTGGAGCAGGCACGCGCGTTGCTGCAGGACGTGAACGTAGAACCGACGGTGGCGATCGTGGACCTGGGCTATCGCGGGCGCGAGGTCGCTGGCGTGCAGGTCCTGCATCGTGGCAAGGCCAAGACGCTGACACGACGGCAATGGTGCTGGATCAAGCGACGGCAGGCGGTGGAGCCGGTGATCGGACATCTGAAAGACGACTGCAGGTTGCGTCGTTGCAGGCTGAAAGGTGCCCAAGGCGATGCGCTGCACGTGCTCGGCTGCGCCGCCGGCTACAACCTGCGCTGGCTGCTGCGCTGGATCGCGTTTTTGCGTGCCTGGATGCGGGCGATGGAATGGCCATCCTTTAGCCACGTGCCGCTGTCACAGACGGCACGGGGCGCTTGAAGGGGATTTTTCAGGGACAACTAACTATGGATGGATCAATTTTACGGGGAGTCGACAGGAAGATCAACCTGGGCAACGTGCGAGCAAAGCGCCTGCCCGAAGGCCACAGCGATCGCGTCACGCGGACGCAGCGCGCCCTGCAGATCCTGGGTGTGCCCTGATGGTCACGCGCTTGATCGTCTTGCTGGCGCTGATTGCAGTGCTCGTCGGTGGCTGCGTGTGGCAAGAGCAGCGTGTCAGCGCAGCGCAGCAAGACCGCGATACCGCGCTGCAGGCCAAGCGTCGGGCCGAGGCGGAACGCGACAGCGCCAAAGGCTCCACCACTGTCGTGACGCAGTACGTCGACCGCGTGCAGATCGTGCGCGAAGCCGGCGCCACCATCACCCGCGAGATCCCGATCTATGTCACCCAGAAAGCCGATGCTGCTTGCGCTATCCCTGCTGGCTTTGTGCGGCTGCACGACGCCGCCGCCACGGGCAACCCTGCCGGGCCGCCCACCGCAGATCCTGATGCGCCGGCCCCCGGCATTACGCTCTCTGGCATTGCCGGTACCGTCGCCGACAACTACACCAGCTGCCACGCCACCGCCGCGCAGCTGAGCGCGCTGCAGGACTGGATCGACTTGCATCTGCCGGAGCCGGCGCCATGATCAAGCCCGCCAGCCTGCGCGCGCATCTGGTCGAGGCGCTGCCAGACCTGGCACGTGATGCCGACCGGCTGCTGGTGTTTATCGACGCCGGCAGCCTGGTCAGCACGTACCAGCCGGGGCTGTCGTTCGAATACCAGTACACGCTCAACCTGATCCTGACCGACTACGCCGGCCATCCCAACAGCGTGATGCTGCCGCTGCTGGAATGGGTGCAGGCCAATCAGTCCGAGCTGCTCTCCAATACGGCGCGCCGTGGCGACATCACCTTCGAGGCCGACATCCTCGCCAACGACGCGGTGGACCTGTCGATCAAGTTGCCGCTGACCGAGCGCGTGGTGGTCACAGCAAAAGCCGGCGGCGGTTATGACATGACCCATGCGCCCGAGCCGGTGATCGATCCGACATGGATGAGCTGACCGCACTGGAGAACTGGGCCGCGCCATTACTGGCGCGCCTGCAGCCGGGCGAACGCCGAACGCTAGCGCGCAAGATAGGAACGGAACTACGGCGCTCGCAAAGCCAGCGCATCGGTAAACAGCAGGCGCCTGACGGTTCGCAGTACGCCCCGCGCAAGCAGCAGCTGCGGCAGAAGTCCGGCCGGGTCAAACGCACCAAGATGTTTGCCAAGCTGCGGCAAGCGAGGTTTCTCAAGGTCAGCGCCAGTCCTAATGCTGTGAGTGTGGGATTTGTAGGGCGCGTTTCTCGTATCGCTCGCGTGCATCAAGAGGGCCTTACGGAGAGGGTGCGCCCTAATGGCCCCAGGACACGCTTTAGCAAGCGTGAAATCTTAGGCTTAACACGAGAAGATCGTCAGCTGATAAGCAGATCCCTCCTGAGTCATATCTTATATTTTTCGAGTCCCGGACATTGAAGCCCCGGACGCTTCCACGACCTCTTTGGGAGAAGTAGCTGGGTGCTCAGTGATAAGTGAATTTAAAGCATTCTTACTCTTATCTTCCATGCCCAGATGATCTTTGAGCAGTTGCATCTTCAAGATCATGCGCTCTTTGAATATTTCATCCTCATCCATATCTAAATCTTCCGCGCTTGCATAGGTAGTGTCCCTGGCGACCACCAGCAATTTCGCCAGAGCTAGTCGCTCGCCGTGTATTTCGATCAACTTACTAAGTAAAATATGCGATATTTTCACCATCAGAGTGAAGGCAATAACGGTCGCAATTGTATATGGCGCACGCTGCAAGAGGTTAGAGTAGGCTTGAATTGGAGTGGCTGCAGCAATCTTTGCAAAATTCCAGCCGGCAGTAAGAAGAAAGCCCAGCGCCGTGATCGCCCCACACAATGGAACTATTGAAAGTCCAGCATACCACCACGACTGCTTCCTTCCTTCCAGCACAAAATCAGAATACTCATCCGATATTAGACGGCGATCCTTAATAAGGTCTTTTAACTCATGCCTGGTTTCGCCAACTTTGGCGTTCAGCTGAGTAAGCTCGCTTTCGACTTGTTGCTTTGTATTTTGAGCTATCCTCGCTTCTTCTCGAACCTTTTCCAACTCTGAAGCAAGCAAGATTGCCGTTTCCTTGAGCTTCGTTAGCTGAGAGCCGTGTCTATCAACTTCATTAATAAGATTAGCCTTTTCTGATTCAGCCGCCTCCACCTCTCCATTTATCGCATCTCTGGCGGCCTCTGACTCTTCAATGTTTGACTTTAAAGTGGTGACATACTCGTCAAGACCGTCTCTGATTTTCAGGCCAGTGCGCAAGTCCTCAGCCGCAGACTCGAGTTGTTTTAACGAATATCCGGTTGCCTCAATTTTAACAATAGTCAACAGTGATTTCGAGCCAATTATCTCCACCTCGAAACCACTGCAAAACTGATCTAAAAATGCATGCGCATAAGTAGAGCCGGAGCTGCGATACAGTTTGCGTCGCTCTGATAGAGCACCGTCAACTCCAATCGCTTTAACAACTAAAGACTTAACTAACGCCTCTGGATCAGGACTATAAAATCTTACGACTCGAATATAAAGGCTTTCGGGCAGGGAGTATGCAGAAAAGCCACCTCTCTTCATGCTGACCGGCTTAGTCGAATTCTTATTTAGAAGGCCTTTAATGCGTGCAGATTTGGTTATTAGTTTGCCTACCAAGACATCACCTACCTGAGGCAAAGTCTTTTCCAGCTGCTGAACTGCATTTTCGACATCACCAGATTTAATCTCCATCTCTCCCCCAAATAAGAGTGACAATCGTCGCAAGTATAACGCTGGCGTACACGCCGTCCCGCTAGCACGAGCGGATCACGACGCCTGATCATACTTTATAGAACCCTGAGCATTGAGATGGCCTCTTTTACTGCAGTAGATCTATCAAGGCTTCAAGCACCAGACCTGATCGAGGCGCTGGACTTCGAGACGATCTTCGCTGAGGCACTTGCCCAGTTTCGTCGACTGTTACCGGAATTTTCAGCGCTCACGGAAGCTGACCCGGTCTACAAGCTCCTGCAGCTATTCGCAGCCCGCGAGTTGCTGATCCGCCAGCGCGCCAACGATAAGGCGCAGCAGACGATGCTGGCCTTCGCCACCGGCACCAACCTCGATCACCTGGGCGCTCTATTCGGAGTGGCGCGCCTGGTGCTAGATCCGGGGCAACAGGAAACGGGCGTTGCGCCGACCTACGAGTCAGACGTGGACTTCCGCCGCCGCATCCAGCTCGCGCCGGAGGGTTTCAGCGTTGCCGGCCCGGAGGGCGCCTACATCTATCACGCACTCAGCGCGGCAGCCGATGTCATGGACGCCAGTGCCACCAGCCCCGCACCCGGGCATGTGCTGGTCACCGTGCAATCGCGCACCGGCGATGGCACGGCTCCCCAGTCATTGCTGGACCAGGTCGCGGCGATCCTCACCAACGACGACGTGCGCCCGCTGACCGACAGTGTCACGGTCCTGAGCGCCCAGATCGTCCCGTATGCCATTCGTGGGCGTGTCTACACCTACGCCGGCCCCGACTCGGCGGTCGTCATGCGCGAGGCGTTGCGCAGCCTGCAGGCGTATCTGGATGAGGCACATCGCATCGGTCGCGACGTGCCGGAGTCAGCGATCAAGGCCAAGTTGTTCGCAGACGGCGTGCAGCGTGTTGAGTTGGACGCGCCTGCAGCCGACATTCGGATCAGCCGCACGCAGGCTGCGTACTGCACCGCGATCGACATCGTGCACGCCGGCATCGATGAGTAACTCCCCGCTGCCACCCAACGCCACGCCGATGGAGCGCGCCCTGGCCGCCGTCACCGAGCGCCTGGGAGCCATCCCGCTGCCGTACCCGGACCTCTGGAACCCAGACACATGCCCGGCCGGCCATCTGCCGTGGCTGGCCTGGACGCTATCGGTAGATGATTGGAAGGCCGACTGGAGCGATGCGGTTAAACGCTCACGTCTGCGTAGCGCCATGGCGATCCAACGCCGCAAAGGCACAGCCAACAGCGTGCGCATGGTCGTCGAGTCGTTCGGCGGCGCGGTGGCCATCCGCGAGTGGTGGCAGACCGAGCCACGCGGCCAGCCGCACACCTTCGAGCTTACGCTGACGCTGACCGGCACCGATGGCCAGACCGCGACGTCGCGCTTCGTCAATGAAGTCATTGCCGAAGTCGAGCGCACCAAGCCTGTCCGCTCCCACTTCACTTTCACCCAGGGATTCCAAGCAGAAGCCCGCATCGGCATGCTGGCCGTTGCGCGGCCAGCCGTCTACCGACGGTTGCTGATGGACGCCCAGTAACTGGACACCGACATGCCCGGTCTCAAACTCCAAGTCACCACCGCTGGCCGTGCCGCGCTGGTCAATGCACCGAACACCGGCACCAATGCGGTGCTGATCAGCCATGTTGGCATCGCAAACGCGCCGTTTAGCGCCTCAGCCGCGTTGACCGCGTTACCCGGCGAAATCATGCGTGTAGCAGCAGTTGGCGGGACCATTACCGCTGACGACACCATCCACGTGTCCATCCGCGATGAGTCCGATGCCGTCTATGACTGTTACGGGTTCGGCCTGTACCTGTCCAACGGCACACTGTTCGCCGTCTATAGCCAGCCGACGCTTCTACTGGGCAAGGCCGCCGCAGCCATGATGCTGCTCGCTCTCGATGCGGTGTTTGCTGACATCGACGTACAGCAAATCATGTTCGGCGGCACCAACTTCACCGACCCGGCCGCCACGACCGACGTGGCCGGGATCGTCGAGCTAGCGACTGAAGAAGAAGCCGCTGCAGGCAACGACAAGATCCGCGTCATTACCGCATGGCTGTTGAAGAAGATCTTGGACGCTCGCCTGGGTGCCGGCGCTCCATCCGCGTTCATTCGAGGACTGCTCGGCCTGACAAGCGCTGCGCTGCTGCGCACCGCACTCGAACTGAAGGGCGCAGCCCTGAAGGACGAAGGTGCCGGCAACAATTTGGATGCTGACAAGCTCGACGGGCAGCACGGCGTTTACTACCGCGCGTGGGAAAATCTGACTGGCGTCCCTACCACAGCGACTAAGTGGCCATCGTGGGACCAAGTCGGCAACAAGCCGCAAACCTTCACACCTGCGGACCACTCACACACCAACTACGTGGCCAAGTCAGGGGACACGATGACCGGACAGCTCACCGTCACGCGTCTGGGGATCAACATCAGCGGCGGCGCACAGGGCGCATTTGATGCCGTCATTTCAGGCGCCGGGCGCGTGCTCATGCGCGACTATGGCAATGGCACGCCAGTAGTAGATTTCGTCAATACGGCGAACAACGCTTGGGTTGCCGGTCGCATTCGGACCGGCGCTAACCCGCTCTACCTCGAAACTACGCAGGTCGCCGTCACGGGTGCAGGCTCGTTTGGCGGATCCGTGCATGCAGATAGCTTTAGCTCTGCATCGGGCTATTTCATCAGCAAGAGCAATGTGACTGTCCTCGGAGCTGAGGGCGGCGCAAGCGTCTATCTTCGTCCCAATGGCGCGTTCAACGCCACGGCAGAAGCAGTACTAAACACGGCAGGCAGCCTGCTATTGCGCCCAACTGTGAGCCAACCAGGCAATGGCATAAACAGTTTTGCTTACCTGAGCTCAGGCAGCTTCGGGGGCGGTTTCGGCCTGATTGATGGTGCCTACAACATCGGCTTTTGGAGCGAGAACGGTCATCTCCGTATCGGCATGGCGACGAACAATGGGGCGTTGCAGCAGCGCATGGGGCTGACCACGTCTGGCGCGCTTTCTGCAGTGGGCGGTTTTGACTTCGGCTCGTCTCGCAAGCTCAAAAACATCATTGGCGCGTTGCCTTATGGCCTGGCCGAGGTGGAACAAGTCACCACGCTGCTGGGGCGCTACAAGGAACAGTACAACCCGGATGGACGGATGCGCCTGTTCTTCGATGCAGAGCAGCTGCTGGAACTCATGCCCGAGACAGTGGACGCACACGGCGTGAGCTTTGACGGTGAGCTGGTGCCATCGGTCCACATCGATCAGCTCCTGCCGGTCGCATTCAATGCCATCAAGCAACTGTCCACCGCCGTTCGGCGGCTGCAGGCAGACCTCGCTGACCTCCGACCCATCCACTGATCCATAGGCTGACCCATGACCAATTCTCGAATTCGCACACTCGCACCAGGCGTTGACGTTGAGCGCATCGCGGTGGAGTCCCATTTCTTCTACGACCCGCTGACCGGTGTGGCAAACGTCGTTTTCCAAGGCATGGAGTTCCTGCTGCTGGATGGTGCTGTGAACAAGATGCTGGACGGCCGGGAGCCGCTCACCACCACCTCAGATGCGATTGCGACCCGCACGTTCGCCACCGATCTCGTCGATCCTGTAACCGGCCAGGATTTATCCAATGTCAGCGCTGCCGGCGTGGTCGTGTATTTGAAGGCCGTCTATGACCGCCTCCACAACGAGGCAGCTGCGGTGCAGCCGCCAGCGGTCGCCTAGTCATGGCGACGGGATACCGCTCAGGTGCGGGACTCGACTTCGACGATGTCTTTGACCTCTACGTGCAAGGGGATATCGGCGGCGTGTCGGGCTACCGTTCCAGCGACGGCAACGATCTGCACCGTCGGTATGCGCCATTGGCGTTCGGCAGCAGAGCGCCGGACGTCGGCTACCGCGACAATGCCGGTTCGGATCTCAGCAACCGTTGGGCTAGCAAGGGCAGCGCCGTCTATACGCTCTCCAACAACGGGGTTCACTACTACGCAGGCAGCCAGGCAGCCACGTCCGAGGGCGGTAGCCAGACGGCAAGCGTTTCGTTCTCGATTCGGGCCAATGGGACGTGGGGGCTCGGCCTCTCGGGTAAAGCGGTGAGCGGTTCTCCAACTTCCGGAACGTGGCTACCTAGCGGTCAGCCGGCGAGCAACTATTCTGTGCAGCTAGATTTTGCCGTTTCCTGGCTGCGTGGCAATCGCAATGGGTCATCTTCCAACTCGGCTGCGAACTACTCGGCAATGACCGGTGACTACGGTTGCAGCATCACGTCCACAGCGCTGTCGGGATCTGGCAACGAGTGCTATGGGGAAGGCAAACTGACGATTCGGATCCGCAACAATGCCACTGGCTATGTTTCTACCACTGCCATTTCGTTCGTCGCCGAAGCAGTAGGCTTCGCCTGACGCTTGGTCCAGCGCATACTGGATCGCAGAGTGCGGCGCGTGCCTTCGCTTGATTGGATGCACCCGACCGCGATCCGTGTAGGTACGCGTTGTACGCATCAATTCGAGTGCGCCACAGCACGCAGCCGCTGACCATGGCTGCATGGGCACCGCATCCTCCGCACTGAGTAACGCCATTCGCCTCGGCACTGTGGCCGAGGTGAATCTCGCCACCGCGCGATGTCGCGTGCAGGTCGGCGAGATGCTGACCGATTATCTGCACTGGGTGGTCACGCTGGCCGGCACCACCATCATCTGGTCGGCGCCGGCAATTGGCGAACAAGTCGTGGTGCTGTCCCCGGCCGGTGACCTGGCCGACGGCATGGTGCTGCGCGGCTTGTACTCCGACCAATTCGCAGCACCTGCCGCCTCTGACACACTGCACGTGTTGCGCTTTGCCGATGGCGCGCAGCTGCAGTACGACACCGACGCGCACGCGCTGCAGGCCACGTTGCCCAGCGGCGGCACCGCCACGATCACCGCCGATGGCGGCATCACCCTCAACGGTCCGCTGACCGTCAACGGCAACACGCAGATCAACGGCGACGCCGGCATCACCGGCACGGCCACGGTCGACACCGACGTGCTCGGCGGCGGGATCAGCCTCAAGAACCACAAGACCACCGGCGTGACCGCCGGCAGCGCGCTCAGCGGTGGACCGCAGTGATCGGCGTCGATGCCACTACTGGGCGTGTGATCGATGGCGAGCAGCATCTGGCCCAGTCGATCGCCTGCATCCTCACCACGCCCATCGGCACGCGCGAGCAGCGCCGCGACTTCGGCTCGCTGCTGCCCGAACTGATCGACCAGCCGTTTAACGGCGCTACCCGCACGCTGCTCTACGGCGCCACCGCCACCGCATTGATGCGCTGGGAACCTCGCCTGCGCCTGACCCACGTCGACCTGGTGCTCGGTGACGCACCTGGCAGCTTCGTACTGACCATCGAAGGCGAACGCACCGACGTTGCCCCCGCCAATGCGCGCTCGCGTATGACCATCCCGCTCCGCTTCCGCTCGTCCTGATCGAGGAATCTATGTCCACTGCCTACCACCACGGCGTCCGCGTCATCGAAGTCAGCGCAGGCACGCGCACCATCCGCACCGTCTCCACCGCCGTCGTCGGCCTGGTCGCCACGGCTTCCGATGCGGATGAGAAGGTCTTTCCACTCAACAAGGCGGTGCTGATCACCGATGTGCTGGGTGCGATCGCCAGCGCCGGCACCAAGGGCACCTTGCGCGCCACGCTGCGGGGCATCGCAGACCAGACCAACCCGGTGACCATCGTCGTGCGTGTGGCCGAAGACGAGGACGCGGCCAAGACCACTAGCAATGTCATCGGCGAGGCCAAGCCCAGCGGCTACACCGGCCTGTATGCGCTGCTCGCCGCGCAAGCGCAGCTGGGCGTGCGCCCGCGCATCCTGGGCGCGCCGGGTCTGGACGCGCTGCCGGTGGCGAAAGCATTGGCGACGATTGCCAAAAAGCTGCGCGCGATGGCCTACGCACGCCCGGTTGCCGAGAGCGTCGCCGATGCCATCACCTACCGCGCTGAGTTCGGCGACCGCGAGCTGATGCTGATCTGGCCGGACTTCCTGGCCTTCGACACTGCCACCAGCACCACGACCGCCGCGTATGCCACCGCGCGTGCGCTCGGCCTACGCGCCAAGATCGACACCGAGCAAGGCTGGCACAAGAGCCTGTCCAACGTGCCCGTGGCTGGCGTCACCGGCATCTCGAAAGATGTGCATTGGGATCTGCAGGATCCCGCCACCGATGCCGGCGTGCTCAACGAAGGCGACATCACCACGTTGGTGACCTTCAACGGCCAACGCTTCTGGGGATCGCGCACGTGCGCCGAGGACAGCATGTTCGCGTTCGAGACGGCCACGCGCACCGCGCAAATCCTGGCCGACACCATCGCCGAGGGCGTGGCGTTCTACGTCGACAAGCCGATGCATCCCTCGTTGGTCAAAGACTTGCTAGAAACGATCAACGCCAAGTTCCGCGACCTGAAGTCGTCGGGCTATCTGATCGATGCCAACGCCTGGTACGACGGCACCGTCAACAGCGCCACCACGCTCGCCGATGGCGCGCTGCGGATCGACTACGACTACACGCCAGTGCCGCCGCTGGAGAACCTGCAGCTGTACCAGAAGATCACCACCAGCTACCTGGCCGACTTCGCCGAGCGCGTCAACGCGTAACGCACCGATCTGATTCCCGGAGAACCCCATGGCGTTGCCCAAGAAACTCAAGGCGCTCAACCTGTTCAACGACGGTGAGAGCTATCTCGGCCAAGTGGTCGAAGTAAAGCTGCCCACGCTGTCCCGCAAGATGGAGGAATATCGCGGCGGCGGCATGAATGGGCCGGTCGATATCGACTTCGGCCAGGAAAAGATCGAGCTCGAATGGAAGTGCGGCGGGCTGATGCGCGGTGTACTCAACCAGTACGGCGCCACCACGCACAATGCCGTGCAGCTGCGCTTTGCCGGCGCATATCAACGCGACGACACTGCCGAGGTGGATGCGGTAGAAGTGGTCGTGCGCGGCCGCCATAGCGAGATTGATCCGGGCACTGGCAAGTCCGGTGATGACACGGAGTTTTCGGTCAAGACCTCGGCCAGCTACTACAAGCTGACCATCAACGGCGCCACCGTTATCGAGATCGATCTGGTCAACATGACCGAGATCGTCAACGGCGTGGATCTGCTCGCCGCCCAACGCCGCGCCATCGGCGCCTGACCCTTCCGGCCTGGCGCTGCCAGGCCACAGCCTTGAGAGCTTCCGATGACCCCGACCTTTTCCCCAGCCGTTCCCCTTGACCAGCCCATCGTGCGCGGCGAGCAGACTATCACCCAGATCAACGTGCGCAAGCCCGGTGCCGGCGAGCTGCGTGGCTTGAAACTCACCGACGTGCTGCAGCTGGATGTCACCGCACTGGCAACGCTGCTGCCGCGCATTTCTTCGCCCACGCTGACCAACGCCGACGTCAATGCGATGGATCCGGCCGACCTGCTGGCGGTAGGCCAGGAGGTGCAGGTTTTTTTCTTGCCGAAGGCCCAGAGGGAAACGGATTTTCCGACTGCGTAGAGGATGCGATGGCCGACATCGCGGCCATTTTCCACTGGCCGCCGTCTGAAATGGACAGCTGGTCGCTGCACGAACTCACGGCGTGGCGCGAGCGTGCCCGCCTGCGAAGCGGAGCCGAATGATGCCCCACCCGAATCCCGAGGCCGCCTAAATGGCGGCCTCTGACAACCTGCGCCTGCAGGTCATCCTGGCCGCCGTCGATCGCGCCACCGGCCCGTTCAAACGTGTACTCAGTGGCAGCCGTGGCGTTGCCACCGCACTGCGCAATCAGCGCGACGCGCTGCGTCAGCTCAACAGCCAGCACCGCGATATCGGCGCCTACCGCGAGCAGGTGGCCACGGCGCAGCGCGCCAAGGCCGCGCTCGATGCGCAGCGGCAATCGGTGCGCACGCTTGCCCAACAGATCAAGGCCGCCGGCACGCCTACCGCTGCCATGAATGCCGAATTCGAGCGCGCCGTGCGCACCGCACGCGAACTCAAGACTGCGCACGGTGCGCAGGAGGCCGGCCTGCAGCGCTTGCGTGGTCGCTTGGAAACGGCCGGGATCAGCACGCGTGAGCTGGTCACGCATGAGCGCCGTTTGCGCAGCGAGATCGAGAGCACCAATACCGCGATGCGCGCTCAGCAGCAGCGCTTGGCGGCGATCGACGCTGCACAGCGTCGCAGCGCCCGGATCCACAGCGCCGGCCTGCAGGCGAGTGCCTACGGCGCCGGCATGGCGTTCGCCGGCAAGCGTGCACTGGGCGCCGCGGTGCTGCCGATCAGCGATGCGATGGAGTTCGAGTCCGCCATGGCCGACGTGCGCAAGGTCGTGGACTTCAAGACGCCGCAGCAGTTTGCGCAGATGGGGCGCGATGTCGAAAACCTCTCCATGCGCCTGCCCATGCTGCCAGCCGATATCGCCAAGATCGTCGCCGCTGCCGGCCAGGCCGCCATCCCGCGTCAGGAGCTGGTGCGCTTCGCCGAGGACGCGGCCAAGATGGGCGTGGCCTTCGACAGCAGCGCCGAGGAAGCCGGCCAGACCATGGCCACCTGGCGCACCGCGTTTCGCATGGGCCAGGCGGAGGTGGTCGTGCTGGCCGACAAGATCAACTACCTCGGCAACACCGGCCCTGCCAGCGTCAATAAGATCAGCGCGGTGGTGAACCGCATTGGTGCCCTGGGCGAAGTCGCCGGCCTGCAGAGCGGGCCACTGGCCGCGCTGGGCGCCACCGTCGCCGGCATGGGCATCGAGTCGGAAGTCTCGGCCACCGGCATCAAGAACATGCTGCTCACGCTGGCCTCGGGCGAGTCGGCCACCAAGAGCCAACGCGAGGCCTTCGACAAGCTGGGCATCAAGGCCACCTCCATGGCCCAGGTCATGCAGGAGGACGCAGGCGGGGCAATCATGTCGGTGCTGCAGAAGCTGCGCGCACTGCCCAAGGCTGAGCAGGCCGCGACGATGACGCAGCTGTTCGGCCGCGAGTCGATCGGTGCGATCGCGCCGCTGCTGACCAATCTGGAGCTGCTGCAGGGCAACTTCGCCAAGGTGGCCGATGCGCAACGCTATGGCGGCTCGATGTCGGCCGAATACGCATCGCGGGTGGCCACCTCGGCCAACTCGCTGCAGCTGCTGAAGAACACCGCTGTGGTGGTGTCGCAATCGATCGGCCAGACCCTGCTGCCGCAGTTCAAGGAACTGACCGAGCGCACTGCTGCTGTGGTCGGCCAGGTCACGACGTGGATCCGCGCCAATCCGTTGCTGGTGGGTGCGATCGCCAAGACCGCGATCGCCGGCGCCATGTTGGTCACGATCCTGGGCGGGCTGCTGGTGGCCGGCGGCGTTGCTGCGATGGCCTTCTCGCAGATCCATGGCGCCGTGGCGCTGCTGTTGGGCGGTGGCGGCTTCGGTGCGCTGCTGCGGCAGGGGCTGGCGTTCGGCGGCCGCGTGCTGCCCATGCTCGCCAATGGTGCCCGCCTGCTGCTGCCGCTGCTCGGCGGCGTCAGCCTGCCGGTGCTGGCGATCGGTGCGGCCGTTGCGGCGGTCGCGCTGCTGGTGTGGAAGTACTGGGGGCCGATCAAGGCCTTCGCCATCGGCGTCTGGCAAGGCATCGTCGATGTCGCCGCGCCGGTGCTCTCCGAGCTGCAGGCCGCACTCGCGCCGCTGGGGCCGGTGTGGGACACCGTGGCGGCGGCGATGGGCCAGGCCTGGGCGTGGGTCAAGCAGCTGCTGACGCCGTTCGAGGCCACCACAGCGCAGTTGCACGGTGCAACTGACGCCGGTCGCGGCTTTGGGCAGATCCTGGGCGCGGTGCTGGTCACCCAACTGCAGCTGGCGGTCAAAGCGATCGGCTGGCTGGTGCAGGCGTTTGTGTTCGTGCTGCCGGTGGTCAAGCAGATCCTCGGCGGCGTGTGGCAAACCGTCCAGGGCACGTGGTCGCTCATCGTGGGCGTGTTCACCGGCAACGGCGATCGCATCCGCCAAGGGCTGCTGCAGCTGTGGGCCGGCATCAACCTGCAGCTGGCCAACTGGCCGGCCCGCATGCTGGAGGCCGGCGCGGACATGATCAGCGGCCTTGTCCAGGGCATCCGCTCCAAGCTCGGCGACGCCGACAATGCGATCGCCAGCATCGGCAGCGGCGTGGTCCATCGCTTCAAGGGCCTGCTGGGCATCCACAGCCCCTCGCGCGTTTTTGCACAGCTGGGCGACTTCACCATGCAGGGCCTCACCGTGGGCCTGCAGCGCGGCCAGGGCGCGCCTGTGCAGGCCGTCACGGCGCTCGGCAACAGGATGCGGGCGGTGGGGGCCGGACTGGCCTTGGCAACAGCCACAGCGCCGGTGGCGGCGATCGACAGCCGTGCGCCACTGTCGGCCCCCGTGCGCGCCGCCAGCGCGCCTGCAGGCGGCAACAGCTACGTCATCCACGTCCATGCCGCACCGGGCATGGACGCTAACGCACTGGCGCGCGAAGTCGCCCGCCAACTTGAAGAGCGCGAGCGGCGCACGGCGGCCACCCGCCGCTCCAGCCTGCGCGACGACTGAGGATCCACCCCGATGATGATGTCTTACGGCACGTTCGTGTTTTCCCTCGACAGCGCCGCATTCCTGCAGCTGCAGCGGCAGATGAGTTGGCGCCACGCCACCAGCGAGCGCGTAGGCGCGCGGCCGGCCAGCCAGTTCCTCGGACCAGGCGATGACAGCATCGACCTATCTGGTCTGATTGCTCCCGAACTCACCGGCACCCGCGCGTCCCTGGACACGCTGCGCCAGCTTGCAGCCGATGGTGAGCCGCTACCGCTGGTAGATGGCGCAGGCGTGGTTTACGGGCCGTATCTGCTGCTATCGATCAACGAGACCGCCTCGCTGTTCTTCGAGGACGGCGCCCCGCGACGGATCGAGTTCCAGCTGAGCCTGCGCCGCGCAGACGACATCACGCCGGAGGCGACCGCCGCATGAGCCACCCGATTCCGCAGTGGCGCGTGGTGCTTGATGGCATAGACCTCACTGAGCGCATCGCACCGCGTCTGCTCGATCTCACTCTCACCGAATGCCGTGGCGGTGAAGCCGATCAGCTGGATCTGCGCATCCATGACCACGACGGCAAGATGGCACTGCCCAAGCGCGGCGTGCGCCTGTCTGTTGCGATGGGCTGGAAAGCTACCGGCCTGGTCGACAAAGGCACCTTCGTCGTGGACGAGGTGGAATACAGCGGCGCACCGGACATCATCACCGTGCGTGCGCGCAGTGCAGATCTCACCGCCGACATGCGTATACGCCGAGAGCGCAGCTGGCACGACACGACACTGGGCGCCGTGCTCAACGCGTTGGCTGGGGAACATGCCCTGACGCCACGTATCGCCGAGGCGCTGGCGCGTACAAAGCTGCCGCACCTCGACCAGGCCAACGAGAGTGACATTAATCTGCTCACACGGCTGGGGCAAAGATTCGATGCGGTAGCGACGGTCAAAGCTGGCTCGCTACTGTTTGCACCGATCGGCGCCGGCACCACGACCAGCGGCAAACCGCTGCCCAGCGTCACGCTGACGCGTCGCGAAGGCGACCAACACCGCTACTCGGTGGCCGACCGTGATGCATACACCGGCGTGCGTGCGTATTGGGTCGACAAAGGCAAGGCGCGGCGGCAGTCGGTGTTGGTCGGCACGGACGACAACGCAAAAAGCATGCGCGAGTCGTACGCAGACGAGTCGACAGCGCGGCAGCATGCCCATGCAGAACTCGAACGCGTGAGGCGCGGCACGGCCAAGTTTGACTACACTCTGGCAATCGGGCGGGCGGGCTTATTTCCAGAGCAGAGCGTGACGGTCAGCGGATTCAAACCTGAGATAGACACACGGCGCTGGTTAATCGCAAAGACGACCCACTCAGTGGATGCATCCGGAGGCTTCACCACATCATTGGAGCTTGAGGCCGCGCCGCCCGAGTAGTCATCCTGACGAAGCCATGATCATTGGCAGCGCGGTAGGCTTAGCCAAAAACGGTATCAGACCGCGCTGCCATATCGAACGTGACAAGCCCTCTGGCGAGATTACTGGGTTTCCCCTTGACCCTCGATTGATCCAGAGTTTTCCTGGGTACGTGACGAGCTGGCATGATCCGCCTTCACGACGTCGACCAAAAGGTCAACTGGCGTATGTTTGCCGACGATGTTCGGTCGAACCTTTGTCAATAACCAGTTGAATTCCACTTTACTGCTCGTTTCGTGTCTCTCTCGCAACGCTCGCAGGAACTGGGCAGCTTCGTCAGATCTGAATCTAAACTCGCCAAAGTTAGGATCGAAGAATGTGATCATGCCGTCTTCGGGATTTCGGTGCATGCCCATTTCATGCCCGATCGGCTTCGCGTCCTTATCATAGTGTTTGTACACTATGCTGGCGTAGCCATCGACGCGCGCCATTGCGTCGGCCATTTTCGCCGCAGACGACGTGCTTTTGGTCACCTGCCTGTCCCTGGTTATGCCATAAATCTCATCGGCCTCAGTTCTCGCCTTGGAGTCCAATGATTTGCTGATGACAACGCTACGGTCCCACCGCTCCTTGAGGCTCAGCGCATAACATTTTTTGTAGGCGAGGGCGTGGTGCAAGCCATCGAACGACCCTAGCGTGCGCAGTCTCGTTTCCACGCTGCCATCGGGCACGGCACAATGCAAAATCATCCAAAAAGCGGATAATCCAGCGCACACGCCGCTAATCCCCATTTCGTCGCCTTCGAACACGGTCTCGAGTGTCTTCTTGTCTTGTGCAAAGCCAAGTCGATGACTCTTCATGAAAACGCTTGTATCGGAAGGAGCCCTGTGGGCAGAGCTGCCAAATGTTGCTTTCAAGCGAGCGAGTACATCGGCGCAATCAACCGAAGTCGCGTTGGCCTTCGCTGGCTGAGCGGTTTGCGCATCGCGTGAATGTTGATCCATGCCAGCACGCGGAGCTGGCAGCGAAGACGTACTGCTGCGCGCGCGCAGCGGCCGTCGCGACAGCCCTGCCAGCAGGCCACACGATGTGGCATTTCCATACGAATGTGGCTCGGACTGCTGGTCTGGCCTGGCCGGAGCTTGGATTTCCGAGTGAACAGCGGGCGGTGTTGCGATTGGACGTGAAAGCCGTGTCGTAGCCATTGGTCACTCCTGAGTTCAAGAGAAAGCCAGCCGAGTATTGAAGGGTTCCCGTTATGATTGCCCCAATGCCCGCGAAGCGATGACGAAAAACAGGAACCCTCCCGCAGCTGACCAGGCCCGATCCGGGGCCAGCAGGGAACGTCTGAACAACGCCTCAGATGCGCAACACCGTGCGCTGACGTTGATAAGTCATCCATGCAACTGATGTTCTGCGACGTCGAGGGCAGGGACAAGCAAGCAGACCCGCGCGCGATCTTCCTGGCCAAGATGGAGCAGATCGCTACCTGGATCATTACTCGGTCTGACCTAACCGCACTTGCACCGAGAATCTTCGGTGCTAGAACCGAAGCTTACAGATGAGTGCGCCGACTTAAGTGCAGGTGAACGAAAGCCGCCGGTTCTAGACCGGCGGCTTATTTGTTGCTTATGACTTAAGGCCTACAGTTCACGCTGATATAGCCGATAACGGCCAATTTCGCACGAGCAGCTGTCCAATCCCGATACTGATCACTTGCCCTTTTTTTTGCGCCCGCCAACAACAATTTGCATGTTGCTCTGATCGATAGGTGCACTGGAAGAAATCACAGAGCCGATTTCGTTGCCGCTGAAAGACAACACTGGGGCGGCACTCTCTGCGGAAGGCGACGCATCTGCAAGCAAGCCCAACGCCGCAAGCGCCTTGCTGCGCGCAATCGGTGAAGCTTTATTAAACGCCGAGAGCAGACGCAAGTCAGCAGGATCCAACTGCGCGCGATGTCCAGAGAGCACGTACATGACATCAACGCCGCGGTCTAGCGCGGCCAGGAGATACGCTCCGCCGGGCAGGTTGATGTCTTTCTCGAAGTTCAATTGCGCGTATCGGGTCAGGCCGAACTGCAAAGCCATCTCCTCTTGAGTAAGACCAAGGCGCTTGCGCTCTTCTTTAAGGCGTTTCCCTACAGTCATACAGGCATTCCCTTACTTGACAATGTTGAGTTAAGTCCACAAAATTCCCAAAAAGTAAACGGAACCGCCTCATGCCCCCGAAGAGTCAGATGCAGCAGTTCACGCCTCGCAGCCCGGAACAGGCGCGACAGTGGCTTGAAGCAAATGGCATCACGGTCTCGGCATTCGCCAGGCAGAACGGCGTGGATCGGTCGGTCGTGCATGACCTGCTCCGTGGCCGTTCCCAAGGCAAATATGGCGAGTCCCACAAGGCGGCGATCGCCCTGGGCCTCAAGGCACCACCCAATAGTGCCACAGAAATCCCAACCGCCAAGAGCTCAAGGGGGTGAGCATGTTCGGTCGGAAAAAGATCGTTTTTCGCTGCGAGGCATGCAGCGCAAGGCTCATCAAACGCACCAGCGTCCTTGCACATAAGTTCCTGCGGCACGATTCGTATGTCTGTGAAAACCCGATGTGTGGCGCGACCTACACGGGCCATTCGGAGTTGACGGGTATTGCCAGCCCCAGCGGCGTACCCACCGCACACAGCGAGCTTCCACCAACACCTGGCTATCAGCGCGCCCAAGCGCTGCAGGCGTACCGCGAGTCGCTGGGCGACCGCCAGTTGGACTTGATCCCCATGGGCGGCGAGCCGTTCTTCCCTCACCTCTGAGGTAACCCGAATGCGAAAGACCATTGATTGGGCGGCACTGCCGCCCACGGCGAAGCTTTGCCTGGAAGTTGCGCTCATCCACGGCGGATTGGTGAAGACCGAGCACGGCTACATCGGCCGCACTGCCGCGCCTGAGACAGAGCAACGCTTCGGCGCGGTTGTAGTTGCCGCGCTCATGCGCGAGGGACTAGCCACCTCTGACGCCTTCGATGAGCGCCTGGTCGTGCTGACCGATGCCGCCACCGCTTTATTCGATTTACAACACACAAACAACGAGGTCGGCTCGTGAGGCATGCCAACAGCTGGTTCACCGCACAGGAGCCGCGATTCGTTGATGCGGCCAGCAATGCGCCGCAGCGCATCGCGCCGCACGCCAAGCACGAAGAGGCACGCCTGCTCGCTGCCGCCGTTGACGCGCACCGCCGTGCCGGCGGCGCTTATGTCGTGATCGACCACGCCACATCTCCGCAGGCGCCTAAGCGCTGGCTCGGCGTCTAAGGAAGGTCATGCAAGAGGATCTGCGACAACAGGTGCTGTCCCGACTAGAGCGGGATTACGGACTCAAGCACCGGAGCGGTACCGAGTACATGCGCGGTGGCAAGTGCCCGTCGTGCAGCAAGAAAGAGCTGTACACCAACCATCTCAAGCCATGGGTGGTGAAGTGCGGTCGTCAATCCAAGTGCGGGCGCGAGCTGCACGTCAAGGATCTGTACGACGACCTGTTCGACGACTGGTCCAAGCGCTTCCAGGCAACGCCTGCGGCTCCCAACGCTGCGGCCGATGCCTACCTGCAGTTCTCCCGTGGCTTTGACCTGGCACCGCTGAAAGGCCTTTACACCCAGGACAGCCACTACGACCGCAAAATCAGTGCCGGCACCGCAACGGTGCGCTTTGCGCTGGTCAAGGGCGGCTGGTGGGAGCGCCTGATCGATCGCCCGCACCGCTTCGGCAAGCAGAAGGCGCGCTTTGCGCCAGGCCAGAGCTATGCGGGCGTGTGGTGGGCCGCGCCTGCCGCGCTGACAGCCATGCAGACGGCGCGCGAAGTGTGGATCGTGGAGGGGATCTTTGATGCGATCGCGCTCCTGCAGCACAGCATGTGCGCGGTGTCGGCCATGTCTTCCAACGCGTTTCCGGAAGAATCGTTACGCGAGCTGGCCAAGGCGCGCATGGCCGATCTTCCAACGCTCGTGTGGGCGCTGGACAACGAGCCAGGGGCCCGTGCGTATACGCACAAGCACATCAAGCGTGCAGCGGCACTGGGCTTCGACTCGCGGGTCGCGCAGATCGTCCAGCGCGACGGCAAGAAGACCGACTGGAACGACCTGCATCTGCGCGCTATCGCGTCCGATGATCCCAAGCAGTGGGACAACGACGTCAAGGAATCTCGCTACCAGGGCGACTTGCTCGTCGCCCGCACAGCAGTGGACAAAGGCCTGCTGATGTTCGAGCACGACGGCCGCAACGACTTCTGGCTGGAGTATCGCTCCCGCCTGTACTGGTTCGACTTCGACACACAACGCTTCGACAAACTGCGCAAGGAGAAGCTGGGCGATATTGATGCCGATGACGGCGACGAGGTCGCAGCCGAGGATCTGAGCAAGATCAAGCGCGCCGCATGCTCTGTGCAGAAGATCGCCAACTGCTACCCGGAGGCCCTGTATTTCCAGCGCCAAGAGGTCACCGACGAAAGCTGGTACTACTTCCGCGTCGATTTTCCGCACGATGGCCCCAGCGTAAAGGGCACCTTTACCGGTGGCCATGTCGCGAGCGCCTCCGAGTTCAAGAAGCGCCTGATCTCCCTGGCGGCCGGCGCCATGTTCACGGGTACCGGCCACCAGTTGGACCGCCTGATTGAGGAACAGACCGAGGCAATCAAGACGGTGGACGCCATCGACTTCGTTGGCTACAGCAAAGAGCACCGCGCCTACCTGCTCGGCGATATGGCCGTGCGCGACGGCGAGCTGGTGACGGCCAACGAAGAGGATTACTTCGAGTTCGACAAGCTGCGCTTGAAGACCACGCAGAAGTCCATCCGCTTGGAGATCCAACGCGATGCCGAGGCGTTCCGCGTGGATTGGCTACCGTGGCTCTGGCAGTGCTTCGGCACGCACGGCATGGTCGCCATGACGTTCTGGTTTGGCTCGTTGTTCGCCGAGCAGATCCGCGCCGGCCACAAGAGCTTCCCATTCCTCGAAGCCACCGGTGAAGCCGGCGCCGGCAAGACCACGCTGCTGACGTTCCTGTGGAAGCTGCTGGGCCGCTCCGATTACGAGGGCTTCGACCCGGCCAAGTCATCAAAGGCTGGCCGTGCACGCGCCATGGGCCAGGTATCCGGCATGCCCGTCGTCCTGCTGGAGGCCGACCGCAGCGAGCCGGACAAAGCGCACTCCAAGACGTTCGAGTGGGATGAGCTGAAAGACTTCTTTGGTGGCGGCACCCTGGCAACACGCGGCGTGCGCAATGGCGGCAACGAGACCTACGAGCCACCGTTTCGCGGCACGATCGTCATCACCCAGAACGCTGCGGTGGACGCCAGTGAAGCGATTCTGACGCGAATTGTGAAGCTGCACTTCAAACGGCCGCAGGTCACCACCGAAAGCCGTATCGCGGCTGACAATCTCAACGCGCTGCAGGTCGAAGAAGTCAGCCACTTCCTCGTGCGTGCCATCCGCCAGGAGCGCGCCATCCTCGATCTGTTCGCCGAGCGGGTGAAGGTGTTCGAGGCCAAGCTACGCGCGCAGCAGGATCTGCGCCTGGAACGTGTCATCAAGAACCACGCCCAGATGCTGGCGCTGTTCGACTGCCTGCGCCTGGTCATCACCATCCCTGACGAAATGGTCGAGCAGACGCGGCTGGCGCTGTTGGACATGGCGCTGGAACGGCAGAAGGCGATCAGCGCCGACCACGCGATGGTCAACGAGTTCTGGGAGGTCTACGAATACCTCGAAGCCACCGGCCACGGTAAAGCCGTCGTCAACCACAGCCGCGACGCGCAGCGCATTGCGATCAACCTCAATCACTTCGCGGCACGGGCCGCGCAGTTCAGTCAGCCCGTCCCCGACCTCAAGGTGCTGCGTGCGTTGCTTGGGGACTCGCGCCGGCACAATTTCATCGGCGCGAACGTGGCCGTCAACAGTGCCGTCCTCAAGGACGATCTGACCGGCGTCGGTACCACCGTGAAGTGCTGGGTGTTCGCCAAATGACTGGATCCTCATTGATCGTTGCCAATTTACAGATCCGGCGCGATAAGGCCGGACGCTACTGCCTGAATGACCTGCACCAGGCGGCAGGTATACGCCCAGGCTGCGGCCGTCGCGATGGGCCGAGAACCAGCAGACTCGCGACCTCGCAATCCTGGTGGAAAGCAAAGCCGGAATTCCGGCTTTGGTCATCCATCATGGTGGCGCGGCCCCAGGCACCTATGCACTCAAGCCATTGGTTTATGCGTATGCCATGTGGGTGTCCCCCGAATTCCACTTGGCGGTGATTGAGGCCTACGACGCCCTGATCACGGCAAATGATGAGAGCCGCCCGATGGTGGCCACCGCTGCCTTACACCGAGTGCGCATGCAGACGGTCACCAGGCTGTACCGCGCTGTACACCCCGCCGAGCTGGCCGCTCTGCATGCGCAGGCCACGCAGCTTTCCCTGGCGCTGGATCTGCCTCGGCCGGAGCTGCCGGCGGCGGCGGTTGCGCTGCAGAACGGCCAGGGGACGCTGACGAGGTTCTGGTTGGCAGTCGATGCCGGCCTAGCCGCCGGCCAGTTGCACAACCACGCTCGCCGCGACGATGTGCTGGCACTCAACCTGCCGCAGGTCAGGCAATTCGCCGCCCGTAGTGGCATCGCGTTGCCCGAATCCACCGCGCTGACCGGCGCGCTTCGCGCTTGTCCGCGACTGCTGCACGTCAATCGTGTCTACAACAGCCCGGCCATCGGGCGCGCGGTGAAATGCTGGGTGTTCGCCAAATGAGCACGCTCGCACATGTGGGAAATTTTGGGAAATTTTCGTTGACTTCTACCTGGCAGCGGAGCAACTATTACCGCGTCGCCGCAAAATCGGCGGCCGGGATTGGCGTCCCGACTTCAAACGGCGCAACAGCGCCCATCGAACGATGCCCGGCGCTTTTTTCTCGCCCGGCTTCCGCTCGGGCGCGTGCCTGCCAGTTCTATGGCGGGCGGTGCGTGGGGGCCGCGAGGCCCACCGGTTCCGTTTGTCCGGTACGCCAACCCGCACCGTCCGCCACCCCGATTGGCGTCGGGGCGGCGGACTCCAAATTACAAACGGAGTCCTGCATGTCCTACGACGCTCAAGAAGCGCCGGCAAATGCCGCGCGTCAGATCGCCCACTACTTCGGCCTGATCGCCGACACCCTCGACTGGAATCACACCGCCTGGCTCGCCCTGCAGGCGAAGCTGCAGGCCATGGGCAAAGCGCCCGAGGCCCTGACCTTGGCCGACGTTGAGGCCGCCATTTCCAGCATCAACGCCGACCTGGCCGAGGTGCGCCAGTGAGCCGGCGCGACATGCACAAATCGCTGCGCGTGGCCCCCGGCGTCTACCTGCTTCTGCAGATACGAAAGACCGACGTGCTGGCCGAACTGTACGCAGATGGCCTGCATGATCGCGCGCCGGTCATGTTCGCCTGCAGCGCAATTGAAGACGCTTGCGAGTTGTTCCCGGTCAATGACGGCACTGGCCTGGTCATCGGCTCGTTGCACGTGGTCATGCCGGAAGCCGAGGCCGCCGCCCTGCAGGAATGGGTGATCGAGCGCATGCCCGCATTGGAGGTGGCTTGATGGACGCCGCTCGCCCACACGCACAGCTGCCGGAAGACGCTGATTTCTCGATCAGCGAAGAAGAGCAATATCGCCTCTGGCGCGCGTACCACGCGGCCGCATTGCTTGCCGCGCTGACCAACGATATCGCGATCGAAGCAGGCATCAACCACGACGGACCAGCAGCGGTGGCCGAGTACATCCGCCATGAACTGCTCGATGTCCTCAATGGCGCGCAGCGCCTGCGCGAGCCTGACCCCAGCATCCCACCATCCGGCGCCGACCTGATCTAACCCGCACCAGCGGGCCGGCGGGCGGTGCTCGAACACCGCCCCAAGGCCCTCCACCAACGCAACTTTGGAGAGTCGATATGCAACAGCACCCTGGAACACGTCCAGCCGCGGCAGCACGTCTGCTGGCTTCGGGCACCGGACCCGGCCCGGAGGCTACCACGCCGGCCGTCGTCGCCTACGATCGCAGCATGGGCGACTGCTCAGCGACCATCACCATGCACGTCACACATGGTGCGGTCGTGGTCACTGCCGTCCTGAACATGGGACCGCTTCGCCAGGTGCGTCAGTCCTGGGAGCGGCGTCGCGGCACCGGTACCGGCTGGAAGCTCGTCGACGGCCCCCGCCTGTGGACCACGGCGGAAGATCGCATCAGCACGGAGTTGGCCGAGTTCATGGATGGCCTGGACTTCCCCTTTGACCTGGCCAACATGCTGCCGCGCAGGCCGACTGCAGCTGCTGCAGCTGCGGTAGCGCAGGCCGCACGGGAGGTGGCCAATGGGTGAGTTGCTTGCCCTGGTGGTGGTCCTGGCGCCGGCGGCCGGTGGCGCGCTGGTCTATAAGCTGTGGTCGACGCGCCGTCCGCGCCTCACCCAGACCGGCCTGGCCGTTGGACAGGTGCCACAGCGCCTGCGTCGCCGCACTCGCATGGCTGTGCGGCGGGAGGCTGCTCATGGCTGAGTCGGTCATCCTTCTCGGCCCCCAGGGCAGCGGCAAATCTCTCAACGCCGATGCTTTGTGCCAGAGACTCGGCCTGCAGGAGGTCATTGAGCCGGACGAAATGTTGTTCACGTTCCGCGCTGATCGCCTGGAATCTTCCGGGCAACTGATTCTGACCTGCGACGAACAGCAGGCGCGCACCTGGTCGGTGCGCTGGGGGTTGCGCCTCATCCGTGTTGAGGAAGCACGCGCTCAGCTCGGCGCCGCATGGAGGACGCAGCTATGAACCTGCAGCGCACGATTGAGGTTGCTCGCGCCGCTGCGCGTATGGGAGGGCCCAGCCCTTTGTCCACTGGGGAGGCGCTGACCGCCGCTCTGGTGCTGAATCGTGCCGATTGGCTGGCGGAGATGGACTACACCATCGCCGAGGCCCTGGACCGGATCGACCCCGACACCGTGCAGCATCTGCGAGATGCCGAGCGCGCATTGCGCCAGGAGGGGCCATGACGCAACGTCAGGTCAACCACGATAGTCCTTTGCCACCCTGCACGAACGGGCACTTGGCTCGCCATATGCTCGACGCCCGCCGCCCCGAGGCGGGCGGTGGGCACTTCATCGAGTGCGTGTGTGGGCGCACACAAAAGCACCCCAGCTTTGAGTTGGCCATGACCGAATGGCGGCGTGCTCATCGCATCCGCACCACTCGTCAGCCACGTCCCTGCGCTCAGAACGTCGTGCAGCTCGGCCTGCGCTTCAGTGGCACGCGTCAGCGATGATCGATGGCGCAAACATCGAAGGGTTTCGCAGGGCTTGCGAGGCGCGACACTGGCTAAGGCAGGGCTACGTGGACGCGGTCAGGGTGCGAGAACTGAGGCCCCGCATAGCCGCCCAGCGCGGCTATGCGGCTGCTGACTTGCTCGTGGAGGAAATGCGCGAGCAATGGCGTCACAGGCGGCAGTGGATCGAGGGAAAAGGCGCGTGAGCAGTCCGGTCATTACGTTCGAGGACCTGCGTCGCCTCTGCGCGCCAGCCGGTCCTGCCCCACGCGCATCCACGGTAGTGCGTTGGGCACGCGATCAAGGCATTCGCTACAGATACGACGGTCGCGGCGGCATTTGGACAACTGTGGACGCACTCAACGCTGCGCTTGGCCTACATAGCGCTGAGGGAGATACGACAAATACCATGGAGCTGATCTGATGGGACGCGGTAGAAAACGGAAGTTCAACCCAGATATTCCGGCGCATATTGACCAGGCAGCACTCCCAAAGGGCATCTATTGGGAAGACAACCGCTGGTATCTCTTAGAGGCTCATCCCGAGGGGGGCCGTCCGCGAAAGCGGACGGTTGCTCATGCTGACATCCGGCTTTCTGAACTCCACAGCATTGCTGAAGCCGCCGCGGGCAATGAGGTCCGGGGCACATTGGCTTACCTCGCGGAGCGCTTTCAGGCGTCCACGGAATTTGCAGAGCTGTCCAGGGACACACAGCGGGATTACCGCTGGTGCGCCGAGACAGCGACTACGTATGTGCTCAAGGATGGTTCGCTGCTCGGCAAGATGCAGATTGCGCGCATCAATGTGCCGGCCATGCAGCGCCTGGTTGAGACCCTAGCGGGAGGTCGGCCAGCAACCAAACTGCAGCCGGCAATCGAACCGCGCCCGAGCAAAGCCAACCACGTCTTGCGCTACCTGCGCCGCACTTTCGGCTGGGGCATTCGCATGGGCCTATGCGAGCACAACCCTGCCAAGGGTGTCCGCCAGGCGAAGGAGCGCGGCGAGCACAACATGCCCGAATCCGATGTATTTACCACCGCGCTGACCTTCGCGCTCGAACGCGGCAGCCTCAAGGCCCACACACGTGGCAGCGTACCGCCCTACCTCCACGCGGTGATGTTGCTCGCCTACAACCTACGTCTGCGCGGTATCGAGGTCACCGATCTGACGGATGCACATGCAGAGGCCGAAGGCATACGGAGCAGCCGACGCAAAGGCTCACGCGATACGGTCACCGCCTGGAACGACGACCTTCGCCAAGCGTGGGCCTGGCTGGCAGCCTATCGGCAAAGAGCGATGAATGCGTATGGGCGCCCCGTGCCTATGAAACCTGAGCGGCGCCGGCTGCTGGTGAATCAGTCGGGCACGCCCCTCAGCAAGTCTGCGCTCGACAGCGCTTGGCAGCGGATGATTGCGTTAGCCATCAAGGATGGTGTCATTACGACCGAACAGCGGTTTAGCTTGCATGGATTGAAGCATCGCGGCATCACGGACACTGCCGGCACCCGCGCCGACAAGCAGGAGGCTGCCGGTCATGCGACGCAGCAGATGACCAACAGGTATGCGCACGACGTCCCGCTGGTACAGCCACCCATCCTGCCCACCAACCGCTGAACACTTCGCTGCCCGAGCTATTGGGCGGCGCTTTCAGGGCAGCGCCTAGCGGAATTTTCCCGGCAATTTTCCCGACACAAAAAAAAACAGCCACTTGCTCGCGCTAAGTGGCTGTTTTAATTGGTGGGCCGTCAAGGATTCGAACCTTGGACCTATTGATTAAGAGTCAACTGCTCTACCAACTGAGCTAACGGCCCTGAAACTGATCGCACATTCTATGTGCATTTTTGCTTCGTTGCAATACCCGGTGACACATCGGGTCAAACATTCCCGCAATTGCTTGTCATCAGTGGGGTGGCTGAGGGGACTCGAACCCCCGACATCTGGAATCACAATCCAGTACTCTAACCAGCTGAGCTACAGCCACCACTGAAAACTTACTTCCTACCGTACCGCCGATGGCGCGCCCGACAGGACTCGAACCTGTAACCGCCGGCTTAGAAGGCCGGTGCTCTATCCGGTTGAGCTACGGGCGCCCGGACCGAACTTCGCATTCCCACGCCGTCAGGAGCTCGGAATGGTCGGGGTAGAGGGATTCGAACCCCCGACATCCTGCTCCCAAAGCAGGCGCGCTACCAGACTGCGCTATACCCCGGCGGGACCTTTCAATCCCGAAGGCTCGAAAGGTCGGCTATTTTGGGAACGATTGGCCTCGCTGTCAATCACCCTGTGTAAATTGAACGATCAGCTATCCTCGCGACAAGGCTCGCCAGTAGAGTGAGCACACCTCTCATGGAGAATACGCATGCGTAGCGGTAACCCTGCCCTTCGGGAATCAACATTCCTTGACTCGGGCTCCGGCTCGGTGGTCACCCGCGACGGTCAGACGATGACCCTCAACGGCACGGTCAACAAAACCGGCGCGCTGTTGCTGATGGCGGTGATCACCGCGGTCTTCGCTTGGTCGCAATCGATCGGTGCCGACGGCATGCCTTTGCCTGCCGCGCGCATCTACATGATCGCCGGCGCGATCGGCGGCCTGGTGTTTGCACTGGCCACCAGCTTCAAGCCGACCTGGGCACCGATCACGGCGCCGCTTTACGCACTGATCGAAGGCTTCTTCCTCGGCTCGATCTCGGCGGTGTACGAAGCGCGTTTCAACGGCATCGTGTTTCAGGCGGTGCTGCTGACCTTCGGCACAATGTTCGCGCTGCTGTTTGCGTATCGCAGCGGCATGATCAAGGCTACCGAAAACTTCAAGCTGGGTGTGGTCGCGGCCACTGGCGGCATTGCGCTGGTGTATCTGGCGACCATCGTGCTGGGCTTCTTCGGCGTGCACATTCCTTTCATCCACGACTCGGGCCTGATCGGGATTGGTTTCAGCCTGTTCGTGGTGGTGGTGGCCGCATTGAACCTGGTGCTGGACTTCGACTTCATCGAGAGCGGCGTCGAGCAGGGTGCGCCCAAGCACATGGAGTGGTACGGCGCGTTCGGCCTGATGGTGACGCTGGTGTGGCTGTACATCGAGTTCCTGCGTCTGCTGTCGAAGCTGCAGTCGCGCAATTAA